ATCCACCGGTCAATTCATCAGAACCATCTCCATTAAATATAACCTTAGCATCACTATGTTCAGATATATATTTAGCCACTAAATAATTTCCAACACTTGCTCTAACAGTAGTGGTATCATAACTTTCAATATTATAAATAACTTCGGGTATAGCATCAAAAAATTCTTGTTCAGAAAGAATAATTTCTGTATGATTACTGTTAATGTGTTCAGACACCATTTTGGCGTATTTTAAATCGGATCCTCCCATCATACCAATACTGAACGTTTGTAATTGACCCTTAGGAACCCATTTTGCTACTATAGCTGATATTAAACTACTGTCTAATCCTCCTGACAATAAACAAGCCAAATTTCTTTCTGAGTTAATAACTCTTTTTTTAACAGATTCAATAAGAAGATTATATATAGTAGAATAACAATAATCAATATTTGTGATAGGTATTAAACCCATATTGTAGTTAAAATTGGTATATTTTTTATAATCCGATATATGAAGAATATTCATTGATGAAATATGAATATTAATATAGGAACCAGAAGGAAAATCTGTTGTTCGGATATTAAAACCTTCAGTTTGTTTAAGTAGTGATGAAATAACAACAATATCTTCATTATTGGTTCCAATATACATTGGTCGAACACCAAATGGGTCACGAGCAGCATATATTTGTTGAATATTAGAATCATATATCAAAAAGGAAAACACACCATCAAGATTTTCTAGCGTATATTGAATACCATATTTTTTATATAAGTGAATAATACATTCACAATCAGAATTAGTTTGAGGAGTAATATTAAGATTTTTTAGTATATGTTTATAATTATAAATCTCGCCGTTACAAATTAGATATATCCCATCAATACAAATTGGTTGATTAGATATATCGTCTAGACCATTAATAGCTAAACGATGAAATCCTAATATTAAATTGTTATTGATTTCCTTTAATACACTATTTTCAGGACCTCTAGATTGTCCTTTCATAAATTCTTTTGATATAATGGATTTAGAAATAGACTTATTAAAGGAAGATATTTTTTGTAACACAGCAAATATTCCGCACATATAAATAATAATAATTAAGGCTTTAGGTAATTTATGAAAATAATATATTCTGATTATATATTAATACAATGTTTGGAGTAATTAACGGTATGTATACGTGTAATCACGAAAGGGTAGATGATATAAATAACAGAATATCTGATAGAAATGTGCCATCAACTGGCCTTCAACCACAATATAGTATAAGACCCGTAGCAACAAAATACGGATATATGCAAGTATTAGATCAATACAAAAAAACAACAGTTCCATTAAATCAATATACCCCTTATTCAACAAAAGCTATATTTAATCCAGGAAATGCTCAAGCACCATGGAGTGGGTTTTCAAATAATGTGAATATTGAATCTAGTTTAAGAAATCAATTTTTCGCATTACAAAACTGTGAACAATCAGATTTTGTTCCCAAATCCACTAGTGATTTATATCAAACCAAGGTAGATTATATTCCACAAAAACAAACTCATCCATTATTGTTTGAGAAGCCAGATTTAGAGCCTTTTAATCCAAATATTCAAAATCTTGGAAACAATTTATTCAATAATCACACAAGATATCAATTAAAAGATAGTTCTTGTATGTAAAAAATAGAATATTAAATTCATTGAAATTATTAAATGGATATTTCAATGAATGAAATCGATAATATAACATTAAACTGTTTTGCGAACAAACAACAATATGAACATGTTATGAAAAAAAATGACTATCATAATGATAAACAATTTTTATCAGATAAAAAATTCTATAAAAAAAGAGTAATTGATTTAACTAAAAAATTATTTAGGAATGATGTAGATGATTTACAATTGTATAGTACTTTTGATAGTTATACAAAATCATGTATAAATTATCTTAAATTTTTAGATAAGAAGGATATAATACAAGAGAAGTATAGTAATATTATAGATTCTAGTTGTAATAATTGTGATGTAGATGACTATGATATATCAAAATGTGATATACTATTCGCAAAAGAAGAAGAAGTAAAAAAAATAAATTTAGATACATTTGTTGTGAAGAAAAATAGTAAATCAAAACCTAAAATACTACCAAAAAAGGAAAGTGTAAATATTAAAACAAAGGAACATAAAACAAAAGGATTAAAAAAAAAGAAAAATATAAATAATATTTATGAAGAGAAAAACAAAAAGGAGTAATGAATTATCTAACCAAAAAAAAACAAAAAAGAATCAAAGGGGTGGATACAAAAAAGTAAATTGTAGTCCGAATCCGGATAAAAAAAATTTCACATGTTATAGTGATAATGCCTTGATAAAAATGAAAAAATTATGGAATGCTCGACATCCTCGTAATAAAATAACTAGTAATAAATCTAAAGAAATATGGCATCAATTAAGAGAAAATATGTCAAGTAGTTGTGATAGAGAGTCGTGTTGGTTAAGAAGTAAATTTATGGAAGGAAAAGTAGATAGCGAGTTATTAAATTATACATTTGCTCCAAAATCGCCAAAAATTTGGAAAACAGATGAATGGTTAAGTAGTTTAGATATAGAAGCAGTAATGAAACAATATGAGAAGTATTACAAATGTTTTGAATTTTTGGGCCCATCGCCTATTGATTTTGATCACCATAAATTATATGGTGAATGTGTATGGGAGGAATTATGTAAATTAAACATTAGTGATATGATAAAAAGACATAAAAATAAAATAGGTATTATTTTGAATACAGATCCACATTATAAGGATGGAGAACATTGGATTTCTCTATTTATTAATATAAAACAGAAATATATAATTTATTTTGATAGTAATGGCAATCCTCCACCCAAAGAAGTTAAAGAATTAATAACAAAAATTACGAATCAAGGTAAACAAATAGGTATAGATTTTGATGTGTTGATAAATAAACTTGAACATCAAAAAACAGAATCGGAATGTGGAATGTATTGTCTATATTTTATTATTCAAATGTTGAAGGATAAAGACAAAGATTATTTTTTAAAGAATAAGATTCCAGACGAAGAAGTATTTAAATTGAGAAAGAAATACTTTAATGGAAATTAAATATAAATATAAAAATAGATATATTATTAGTATTATATGGAGTTTAATAGTAATAATAATAAAGGACTTATTTGGGGTTTACTCCAAGAAAGTAATATTTTTCAAGGAATTGATGATAAACAGTTTCCCAAAATTCAGGCAATTTTAGAAGACACTATTAATAATATAGAAGCAACACAATCAAGTTACGATTTAATGGCAAAAAATAAAATGGCAATGGAAGAATTAATTTTTAAAATTAACACGGAAAAAAATAAACCAGTAAAATCAAGTAAGGTTCAAATGATTTATACATCAGACGACCTATCAAAAGAACGCAAAGATAATTTCAACAATAAATTGAAACAACAACAGGATAATCTGAATACATATATTAATCCCAAAGTTCCAGAAGAGCCCAAATTTAAAGATGATGGGGATAAACCAATAGGAGATGATATGGATAGACTTATAGCTGAAAGAATGGCTAATAGAGAGAGGGAATTAGATGTACCACAAATATCAAAAGAAGCAGAAGAATGGATAAATAATTCTAAAGAAGTTAAACCCTTACCTGAAATTCCTATTGATTCGGATAAAAAAGTGACATTTAATTTACAATCACAAGAAAAGATGCCTGTTCAAGAAACTATTTTTAATAGTGATACAAATTTATCAGAAAATGATACTTCTAATATAAAATTAGAGGTTAATGATATTTTTAGCAAATTAAAAAGAAAAACGCTTCCTATTCGTGTTGATAATGACGATAATACCGATAAAAAATGGAATATTGAAGAATTAATAAATAAAAAAGAATTTGAAATATTGCTAGAAAACCAAGAAAAGATAATAGAATTTTGTAAATCAATAATAGAAAAATTGAATTAAATATAAAAATAAAATATTATGTATTAATACATACAATGAGTAGAAAAAATAGCAAAGAATTAATTATTAATAAAAGACGAACGATGAGTTCAGAAAGTATTGATAGTATAGAATCTAGAAGCATAAGTATTGAAAGTATAGATTCCATAACATTAATAGTAGAAAAAGAAGAAATAAAAAGTATACCTATAAACGGATTAATAATTAAAGATAATAATAAGAAAAGAAGAAAGAGAGATGCTGAATTAGAA